CGTTTCGTTCGGACGCATCGGGTGTGAGGCGTGCATCCACACGAAACACGCGACGACCAGTTCGACCAGCCCCGGCGTCCACCTCTACCTCAACGACAACACGTTCCACAACATCAACCCGTCGGCCGTGCTCGCCACGTCCAACGGGTACACGGTCCACCTGGAAGACATCTACGGCGTCTACCAGGGCCCGATACTGAACTCGCTCGTGGCCGCGGGTGACAATGGCCTGCGCGTCGAGTCGACAGCCAAACTCGTCATGCACGAGGGCAAGCACTCGGTCTACGTCGCTACGAACGCCGAGAACGGCGCGGCACTCGCTGGCATTCCGCAGTCGTTCGCTGATGGCGCGGGGTTTGTCCACAGGCGCACCCGCTACACGAACCGCGACGAGAAGTCGTACTGGCGGGCGCGATGAAACCGCCCCGTCCCGCAGCCGCCATCAAGACCGCCGGGGTGCGCCAGTTTCGCGCCTCGTCCGCGCGCAAGAAGCTCATGCAGGCCATGGGCATCCCCGTCATTCGCAAAGGCCGGGTCAAGACGACCCATGGTGGCGACAGCCGCCGATAGGAGAACAGATGCCTCTACTGGGATACGGTTCAAAGGGTTCGAGTGGTCGTGGTCGTCGCAAGGGCGGGCTGGCCGCAGCGGTTACGGGCTTCGCCAAGGCCAAGAAGGTGTCTTCGAGGATGAAGCTCAAGGGCACGGGCGCATCCGACACCAGCGGCGGGAACACTCGCACACGCGCCCGCTCGTCCTCACGGGCCTCCGCGTCATCCCGCAAGAAGTCAGCGGGTAGGGGGCGGTAATGGGCTGGTTCGGATCCGATAGCGAGAGCGAACCCGTCGTCGAACCCATCGTCGTCGAACCCATCGTCGTCGAGTCCGAGGTCATCGACGCCGTCATCATCCCCGAGCCCGAGCCAGAGGTCGTCGTGGCGCCCGCGCGCGCACGGCGTCTCCGCAAGGGCAAGGCGTCACGCATGGCCGCGGCACAGGTGAAGCACGCCGTCTGATGGTCGAGGCCGTCCAGAAGCCGCCCTTCGTCGTTCACGGCGATATGGGACAGATGTTCCAGTGGCTCACGGGCGACGTGCCGCACCCGCGCGAGGCCATCATCGAGGGCAGCGCCGGGACGGGTAAGACAAGGACCGGCTGCGAGTGGGTCGTCACGGCCTGCAACTCGTACCCCAAGTCCAAGGGCCTCATCATCCGCAAGACCAGGGTTTCCCTGAACGACTCGGTCCTCCCGATCCTCGAAGAAGAGGTTCTCGGACTGGACCACCTCGCCGTCCTGGGGGGGCCGAGTCGGGCTCACAGGACAGGCTACGCGCACCCGCGACTGGGCGGCGAGATCGTCCTTGGCGGCATGGACAATCCCACCAAGCTGTTCTCGACGCAGTACGACTGGTGCTGGGTGAACGAGTGCCAGGAACTCACGAAGAACGAGTGGGAGTCGCTGCACCGCGCCCTGCGCCGTGACGGGATGCCCGGCTTCGGCAACATCCTCTTCGGCGACTGCAACCCCGAGGACGAGTTCCACTGGGCCAACCGGCGCATGGAGTCCGGCCGCTGCAAGCGCATCCTCACGAGGTTCTGGGACAACCCCACCCTCTACGATCACGAGAGCGGCGAGTGGACATCCAAGGGGTTCGAGTACACCGCGCGCCTGCGCGAGAACCTCACGGGGGTCACCTACCAGCGCCTCTACCTGGGCAAGTGGGTCTCGGCCTCGGGACAGGTGTGGGAGAACTACGACACCGCCGTCCACAAGATCCAGGGCGAGGTCGAGGAGTCGGGCGGACGACACTTCCTGCACGTCGACGGCTGGCACGGAGCGCCGGGACGTAAGCCCACGAACGACACCGACCCCTGCGACCCCATCGAGATCAAGTCCTTCCTGGGTGGACAGGACGTGGGGTTCACCGCCCCGGGTAACGCGGGCGTGCTCGCGCTCGACGCCGAGGGCCGGGCCTATCAGGTCGCCGAGGTTCACTGGACCAAGAAGGATCACGAGTGGTGGGGCGACGTGTGGTCCGAAATGTACGAACGGTTCCCCGTCCGGGCCATCATCTGCGATCACGACAGAGCACTTATCGAGCACCTGAATCGTCGTCTGAAGCACGCTGGCCCGGACGGTCTCCCTGGTCTCGCGCGCGAAGCGGACAAGCGCCGCGGCAAGGGCGGCGAGATGGCTGGCATCGACGAGGTGCGCGTGCGCCTCAACCCGCGCGACGACGACTCCCGAGGGTTCTACATCCTGGAGAACTCGCTGTACCGCGGGCGTGACCCCGAACTCGTGCGTGACGAGAAGCCGACCTGCCTCGCTGAGGAGATCCCGGCCTACGTCTACCCCGCGGTCGAGGACGGCAAGCCCATCAAGGACAGTCCCGACCCGGGCTGCTCAGATCACGGCTGCGACCGCGTGCGGTATCAATTTCGTTACCTGAAAGACCGCACGTTCTCCAGCCGCACGAAGGTCCCGTACTTCACCGACGAGGTGAACGTCACGCTGGGCATGAACAAAATCTTCCGTGGCCTCGGCATCCCGCACCCGGGGAGACCCCAGCGATGAGCCTCAACTTCGAAGCGAACCGCTGGGTGGAAGAGATCCGACAGGACCAGGACTGGCTGGACCGGAAGCTGGACAAGGTCAAGGACATGATCGCCGCCTACCACGGGCCCGGGTACGGCGACGAGAACGACATCAACGGGTACGACCCGCGAAACCACGCGCATCAGGTCGTGTCTCTGTACGCGCCCGACCTCGCCTACGACATCCCGAAGGCGCGCGTCGGCAGCCTGCGCACGGAGTCGAACGAGCGCATGTTGGCCGCGCACCACGCGCTGAACCGCTGGCTGCCCGAGACGCGCTTCTCGGCCCTCACCGACAAGTTGGCCGTGGACTACCTGTTCGCCTTCGGCGGGACCGTCACGACCATGCAGCCCGTCAAGGGCCTGTACGAGTTCGAGGACCCGCTGTACTGGCCGCAGGTCGCCCGCCTGCCCATGAAGATGATGGGCTGGGATCGGCACGCGAAGTCGTGGGAGGAGCGGCGCTACTCGTGGCACGTCGTCGTGACGCTGAAAGAGGACCTGATAGATCAGGCCAAGGCGGACGGGGCCCTGCCCAAAGAGGAGCGTGAGGGCTGGATCCTCACTGGCATCAAGGGCATGTCCGAGGACGTGGGGATCGAGCGATACCAGAACCCCGGCCAGTCGTCCCGCAGCCGCGGCGAGGTGCTCTACATCGAGATGTGGGAGGCCGACGGGCGCATCAAGCCCGAGAACACGTCCGAGAAGGGCTACAACGGCATCCTGCGCACGTTCGCCTACGGCAAGGAGTGGGACGGCGTCGAGATCCGCGAACCGCGCGACTTCTGGGGTCCCGCGGGCGGGCCGCACACGCTCTATGGGACCTACTACGTCCCCGACGACTCGATGCCGCTGTCGGTGTTGCAGGCGACGTGGGGACAGGCGCGTGACCTGAACGTCATCGCCAAGGCCAACAACGAGTCGGGCGCGCACTACAAGGAGGCCCTGTTCACGGACTCCGAGGAGTTGGCGCAGAAGATCGCCGAGGCCAAGCACCAGCACGTCTTCGTCCACGACAGCCTCGACAAGGACCGCCTCATCTCGCAGAAGTTCGGGGGCATCTCCGACCAAGCGCAGTTCCAGGAGTTGCGGCTGGAGAAGTCGCTCGAAGACGCTTCCGGGCTGACCGAGGCCATGAAGGGCGGCGTGACCGGCGACGCTACCGCGACCGAGAACGCCATCGCGTCCTCGTCCTCCTCGTCTCGCAAGGGCTACGTCGTGCGCAAGTTCTACGCGGCCACCGAGGAGAACCTGCGCAAGGTGCTCTGGTACATGCTCAACGACGACAAGTTCGTCATCCGTGGCGGGCCCGAGTTGGACCGCCTCACGGGCATGAAGAACGCGATGATCCGGGGCGGGACCGACGACGGGATGGTCGACGACTTCAACGACCTGGAACTCTCCATCGAGGTCGGGTCCATGGGTCGCAAGACCCAGCAGGAGCGTGAGGCCCGCGCGATGATGAAGTTGCAGGCCGTCCAGGCGCTCGCACAGGCCAACATCAACCTGCCCAACCTCGCGGTCACCGATGTCGCAGGAGACATCGCGGCCGACCTCGACTACCCCGAACTCCCGGCCCGCATCAACGTCGAGATCGGCGCCATGGTCGCCGCGATGATGATGGGCCAGCAGGGCGGGATGGAACCGGCACAGTCCACACCGCAGCCCCAGGGGCGCCTCAAGGTCACGCAGGGCATCGCCTCGTCCAAGGGGGCCTCTTCGGTCCTGCCGCAGCACGCGGCCTCACAGGGCCCGGGGTCCAGCGCCACCGGAGTCCAGAACAGCTTCTCGAAGAACGGAAAGACCTGATGGCCCTCTACCCCTTCCAGGCTCGTGACGGATCGGTGGTCGATCTGGAGTACCCGATGGCGGCGGCGCCCGACCTCGGGGTGCGGCGCAAGATCGGCGGCAAGGTCTACAGCCGCATCTCGGTGATTCCCCGGTTCGGGGTGCATGTCGGCAAGCCCGTCGACTACGACAGGCTGAACTCGTCCTTGAGTGCGCCGACGGAGAACAACGCGAAAATCTGGGGGATCCCTCCCCCGGAGGATGGATACAACGCTGACGGGACCGCGCGGTTCCGCGGCACCTCCGCCAAGAAGCGGTACGCCGAGAGAGCAGAGTCCTCAGACGGGAAAATGATATTCGATGGCTGATGAAACACCCGAAGTAGCGGCAACCCCGTCCCACGAAGACAACGTGATGGCGTGGCTGGACGCCAACGACCCGTCCGGGGAAGAACCCGATGTGTCCCCGCTGATCGGGGCTCCGCACACGACCTTCGAGGCGACGATGGAGGCCACCGAGGTCCCCGACGACGAGCCCGAGGTCGAGACGGCGGAAGAAACGACCGAGGACGAGCCCACCGAGACAGCGGTGGAAGTCTCCTCGGACGAGTACGCGCGAGCGCGAGAGGCGCTGCGTGAGAAAGGTTGGACGGACGCTGAGTTCAGCGCCCTTCCTGAGGATCGCATCCTCGCTCTGGGTCTCAAGCAGGCCCGGATCCAAGAGGATTACAACGCCAAGTCCGTCGAGTTTCGGAGACTCAAAAGCGAAGCGGCTGAACGCGGAAAGGTAGTCGAGGGTAGGGAGGTTTCTGTCGAGTCCTCCCCCCAGCCCATCGGCCCCAACCTGGAAGCGGCCACCGCGAAGTTGCGCGAGGCTCTGGATCTCGAAGAGGGCGAAGGCTCCAAACCCCTGACCGAGTGGGCGTCCGCGCTCACCGCACCTCTCATGGAGAAACTGAACGTCGCTGAGGCGACGCTACAGGCTCAGAGTGGACTCGTGGTGAACATGGCGGCCCGTCAGGCCAGGGGCGACCTGCTCGCGGAATATCCCGGGCTGAAAGAGAAGGGCGGCTGGGACGACACGTTGGCCCAGGTGCGCAAGCTGAACCCCGCGGCATACCAGACTGACGACATCTTCGAGGGTGTGCAGTCCATGGTGCGAGACGCGGCAGCAGTCGTATTCCGGGGTCGCGTTGCGACCGAGGCCGTCAAGAAGCAAGCAACCAAAGACCGCTCCAGAGGGGTCGCCACACCGCCCGGTAGCCGCAAGGCTGTCGACACAACGCCCGAGACGGCGTTTGGGCGCTTCTCCAAGCTCGCAGAGCAGTTGGAGAAGGGCCACGGGGTAGGCGACTGACCTGTAGTCGGTCGGAAAAGAGGACTCGACAATGTCTGTTCCCGCAGTTTTCGCGGACCTTCTGCTGTCCGCAGAGAGTTCGTACGCCAACAGCGCGCAACAGGTTCGTGAGGCGGTCTCGTACCGCTCGAACTTCTGGAAGCGTCTGCTGAAAGGCAAGTCGGACGACGACACCCTCCAGGGTGGCAAGTCCATCAAGTCGTTCGTCCAGCTGGACGACGCCAACAACGCGCACTTCTACGGCATCGGTGACGAAGAGTCCCCGACTCAGCCGCAGACGGTGACCTCGTGGGAGACCTCGTGGCGGTTCGCTCGCGTTCCGATCACCTGGGACGACGAGCAAATCGCGCTCAACACGGCCGGTCTCGGGAAGAATGCTCGCCACCGCGAGTTGTTCAACCTGAAGCGGCAGTACGAGCGTGCTGCCTACATCGACCAGTGGAAGTTGTGGGAGCGCGCCGCAGCGGCAACCCCCACGACCGACATGGACTCGACGACTACGGGCAAGACGCCGCAGTCGGTGTTCGGATACCTCATCACCGAGGATGGGAGTCTGCCCACCAACATCACGACCATCCAGGGGATCGACCCCTCGGCCAAGACGAAGTGGCAGAACCAGTCGCTCGACTACACGGGCAGCGCCCACAGCTTCACCGCGCCCGCGGCGGACGAGCAACTGATGATGACCCTGTCGACCATGGCCCGTAAGGTCCAGTTCGACAGCCTGCCCGACAACGACCTGTACTCCGACCGCAAGACGATGCCCACGGTCATCGCCTGCACCCTCGGAGGGTTCGTGTTCATCGAGGCCGTCATGCGCGCCTCTCAGGACTCGTTCAAGTGGATGGGTCAGCAGGACCCGGCGTACCCGAAGCCGACCGCCTACGGCGTTCCCTTCGAGCACTACGAGTGGCTGGCGAGCGCCGAGATCATCGACGACTCGGGCACGTTCCGAACCGAAGATGACGCCACCGGCATCGCTGGCCCGCGGTACTGGTTCACCAACCTGGAGGACATCACTCCCGTGTTCCACACCGAGTGGTACATGAAGAAGCACCCGGTACGCACGCCGTACCTCCAGCCGTCCCGTCACACGATCTACTGTGACACCTAC